ACCGAAGCCAACGCTGAACAGTGTTTGCCTCGACGTAGACGTTCATATCGTAGGCGTAGAGAACGCCCGCAACGTAGTCGCCTATAACGATCTCGTTGTTGTAGTTCATCTGACACTGACCGCGGTGCCGTGTGAACTGGCTGTTTTCCCACCCGGCGCGCTCGTGCCAAACGCCCGTCGACACGTCGAACACCCAAGTCGTGTTAGCAGTCGGAAAATTCAGCACGTAAAACGCATGGCCGTCCTGCTGGTAAGTATAAGCCACCGCGTCTGCAAGCGTTGAATATTGTTGGATTTGCCACTCGACGGCGTGCGTCGATACGCGCTCGCCGGTATAGCCCTTGGACCGGTAGACAATGCCGTTGCCGCGCGCGTCTTTACCGAGCCAAAACAAAGCGTTATCCAGCTTGGCAACCGAATATGCCGCCTGGCACCCGATCTCGTTAAACGCGCCTTGGATGCGGGCCAACGGGAAGTCAGGAAGCCCGGCGTTATACCAGACTTCTACGGAAGTTTCGCCAAACAACCAGACCTCGCGGTGATCCACTATTAGCGTGACAAGATTGTCCGGCGAACCTTCGGCGCTGGCAAAGTCCAGCGGGTCCACTGACGAGCCGTCATATAGCGTCGTAACCCAGAACTTCTGACTATTAGGCTCGTTAAAGACAAAATAGCCGTCGATAAACCCGACACCAACCGCGCCCGCAAAGTCCGGGTCGGTGATCTGCGCAAACACGTCCGTATTGGCATTGTAGATGTAACCAGTTGCGCCATCGGCAATAAAGAGCTGCGTGCCGTTATCGACCATATTGACTGGGTTTGAGCCGGGGACGCCGCCTTTGTCTTCAAAGGTCCAGTCGGAAGCGATCTTGTAAAACCGATTGCCGGAGACAGCATATCCATAATCACCAAAAGTCCATAGGCCACGGACAGGCCCGGTGGGAAACTGCAATAGTTTACGAAGCCCTGGCGTTCGCTGGAGGAACGCTGGCTGCTTGCCGCCGTCGGGCACAATCTCGGGAAAAAGATTAACCATGCGGTTATCCGCAGCGTTGACGCTGCGGGCCACATAGCTAGAGCCGAGGATGGGCGTCTGCATCAGAAATTCCCGGCGTAGATGTTATACCGCTGGCGCGTGCCGACGATGCTATAAGGCAGAGCCATAATATCATCGGGGTTATTGATGCGCTTCAGGTTGCGCTTGCTATACATGGCGATGCGCTGCACTTGCGCAGACGGTTCAACGCCAAACTCAGGCGCAAGCTCGCAGGCTAGATTATAGCGGAAAGCGCGCAGATAACCCGGCGGAAACGCCAGCGTTGTGCCGAGCGTCGCCGGATTGGCCAGTTCCTCTACCGAAACAAAGTGCCATTCCAACTGCCGCAACGGCTTTGGATAGACATACATTTCGATGTTTGGATAGGTCATATTAACCCATATGACCTGTGGATAAGTGCTGGTGACAGTCTTAACGGCGATGCCATCATATTGCTGTTGGTTGATGATTTTGATGCCGTAAGACACATTGGTTTGCGGGTCGCGGAAATACGTCGCATCGTCCAGCAGCACCGGACGGTTGCCGCGAAAATCCCCAGACGGCCCAAGCGTGCGGCTAAGTTCGCCAGCCGGCCACAAAAACACTTGATCTTGAGTGGAAAACACCGCTAGCCGCTCGGTATTCCAACTGTCGATCATCTGATTAAGAGCGAACAAAGCATCCTGCGACGTTTCGGCAGACGGCGTTTCGCCTTCCGCCAGCACGCCAAGAAGTCGCAAAGCGCCGTTAATCTGGGCATTAGCCGTCGATGTTACGGTGTTTGATGTCGAAGGAACTGCAAGAGGAATGTTTTGCGCCGCGTTAAACAACGCGATCATCTGTCCTTCTGTCCACCCCTGCGACGACTGGGTTAGAACCGAAATAGGATCGTTGAAGGTAATGTATTCGGCCGTCCAAAACTCGGCCCATTCAACGGTATCTGCATCAGCGGGGATCGCTTGATACAGCAAATTCATATCCCCCAACTGGACTAGAGCAGTAAAATACTGCTGCCGAGTCACAGTTGCGCTGAAAGTGGTCACGGCATAAGGGTCGACAACTGGAACAAGACTTGCCGCGTTAAACAACGCAAGCATTTGCAGGTCTGTCCACCCCTGCGACGACTGGGTTAGAACCGAAATAGGGTCATTAAGCGTGACATATTCCGCCGACCAAAATTCAATCCATTGAATCGTATCAGCGCTGGCCGGAACCGCTTGATACAATAAATTCATGTCGCCCAATTGAGCTAGGGCGGTAAAATACTGCTGGCGGGTAACGGTCGTCATGCGGGCACCTGCGCGGCGGATTCAAATAACGCTAACATTTGGTCTGATGTGTAGTTCAGTGTTGTTTGAACCGCCACATATAAAGGATCGCCAACTACAACCCATTTTGCAGACCAGAACTCAATCCAATCTGGGTAATTTGCGTCCGCAGATATGCCCATATAGACGTCGTTCATTTTGTTCGCCGCTGCAAGGGCGGCGAAAAATTGTTGTCGAGTGACGGCGGTAATCATGACCATCCGTTCTTTCTGCACATGGCAATGTGACCCACCATGCTCATGTAACGGCCATTACAAAACGCGCGGGTCATTTCGTGCGTCGTTAGTGATTGAGCCAATTGGCCCCGTTACAAAATACAGGCACTTTGTAGACGCCACCGCCGGTTGCGAGACCGTCATATGTTGGCGGCGTAGAATCCGACACATATACAAGCTGTCCCTGCGATCCTGCATTGCAAGTTGGCAATGTTGCGACGGTATATTGAGCCAACTGAAGCGGGCCAGACAATGTAGCCCCAGCCGCAACAACGACACCCGACGTTTTTACTTCTGTAACGCTAGAATTTCCGAGAACGACTTGATTGTTTTTTGTTGGTTCAGCCTGAAACCCAATAGATGTCGTATTAATCTGATTAGTCACGCTTTGCCCTGCATACGCGCCGATAACAGTATTATTTGCGCCGGTAACTGTATTATTGAGTGAAGCAAACCCGACAGCGACGTTACCATTACCAGTTGTCATGCCTTGACCGGAACCCCATCCTATAGCGACGTTATAGCTCTTTGCTCCAGCGGCAAACAACGTATACCCGCCCAGACCAACATTGAACCCTCCACTGGTCATTTGCTGAAGAGCTAGATTTCCGATGGCCAGATTGCCTTGCGCGGTCGTCGTAGATTTTAGCGCGTTGAGCCCGATGCCTATATTATTATCGCCCGTGGTATTGTTGTTCAGCGCATAATACCCGATGCCGATATTACCAGTCGCTTTATTAGTCTGTAACGCATTTGACCCGATAGCAATATTTGCGCTTGCTGAACACCCTCCTGGCACACGGGTGTTATACGCGTCAAACGAACAAACTTGTGTGCTGAACCCTATTGCAACGTTATCATTTCCGTTCTGAAGATTCATCGCGGCGTTCATGCCTACAGCCACATTTCGTGCGCCGTCTGTAAGCTCTTGCATGGACCAACTTCCAAGAGACGTGTTGCCGGAACCCGTCAAAGCATAATAGCCCCAATCATCGCCGCCCATAGCCCCGTGGCCAAGGGCGACATTCCCCGTTGTTGGGGCGGCGGTATCGTCAAGATACCGCATAACGGCGGTGCCAACGCCGGTGTTGAAAACGCCAGTAGTTGAGCCCTGCATAACTTGCTGGCCTATGGCCAAGTTGCCATAGCCTGTAGTCAAAGATGCAAGGACCCAATTTCCAAACGCAATGTTCTGAAACCCAGTCGTAAGATTTGTAAGCACACTCACGCCATAGGCAATATTTTCAGAATTGGCGAGAGGCGTGTTAATGTTGAAATTGTTTGCGCCTAAAGCCATTACGCCGGCCGTGTAATTACGGCCAAGTTGGTCAGTGGCGGCCCCAGTCCGATAATAATACAGACTTGACGTTGGGATTTGCCAGACGCCGCCAGATGTCACAGAGCCTAGAACACGCCAAGTGCCGTTAATGTTCGCGCCGAACTGATAAGGTGTTACGCCCTTGTTCATCCCCCATTGCATCTGCGTGTAAGTCTGCGCGACGACGGCCTCTGGCCCGAATAGGAGTGCCACAAGGGTCAAAACGCGCCCAACCATTCTGCTCATCATAATCAGCCTCTAGGTCCATAGTCGCGATCTTCACCCCGTGCTTGGGGTGGCGCAGATATATTACAGCCATTTTTCACCTATGGTAAGGGCCAGGCGGGCCGTAGCCCGCCCGTAGGATTGAATTACGCGACTACCGGATACTGCCATTTAGCGCCGTCCGAGATGAACAGCTTACCCGTGCCAGTCGCGTTAGTCGTTGTGGCGAGAGAGCCTTTTGGCGCAGTCGTCGTGGTAGAGTTAGCGGTGATCGCCGTCGTCAGAAAATACAGACCCGCCGTAACATTCTGCACGACCGGCCCCGACAAAGAGTTACAAATAAACTGACCCGCCGAGGCATAATCAGTCGCATTGATAACGCTAACTTCGGGGTCGGAATAGGCCACGCCGATAGGCTTTGTGTTGTAAGCCATGTTTGCCGCTCCCATTACGCAATACGATACAGCGTCCAAGTGCCGGAACCAGTCTTACGCGCGCGGAACATCTGCGCCGTGCCGGCCGTAGCCACCACAGTCATCAGACCCACCAGCGTCCAGCCAGTATTGGTCGTCAGCGTGATAACGCCCGCGCCCGAGCCATCGACGTTCATGACCGAGAAGTCAAAACTGTCACCAATGCCGACGGCCGAAGGAATCCCAACCTCAAGGGCCGCAACGGTCGGAAGCTGATACGACGCGGCCGAACTGCCCGGCGAACCAAGCAGGATGCCGTTAAGCACCTGATTAGCCGTCAGCGTAGCCGAAGCCGTGGCAGTGGCCGGAGCCGCAACAGCAACCATATTCGGTTCGTTGAGGTTGCCCGCGCCAAGCTGATAGCCGCCGGTTCCCTGCGAAAGCGGCGGGGTCGGGCCAAAGGATTCAAGCGGGTAAGACGCACCCTGGGTAGTGATAGCCATGATATATTGCTCCTTGATTTGAGATGAAAGAAGGGGCTTACGCCCCTCCTATTAGCCCCAAAGGCGAACCGCCATCTGCGGACGAATGACGCTGTAGCCATACAGAACGTCAATACGGCACGGGAGACGGTCGTTGTTGATGTCATACTGACGAACAACGCGGAGCGAGATACCGTTGTGGACCTGACGCGAGGCCATGTCGACGCCCTGCGGAAGCAGAAGATCAGCGGTGGCGAACGCGATAGCGTCCTTATGGTAGATAAGGTTCTGCGGATACTGCGTCGAAGCAGCGCCGAGGAACGTGACGGCCTTACCGGAAACCGGCAGAGCATCAATCGTCGCAAGAGCCTGCGAAGCCGAATACATAGCCGGAACCGTAACCGAAGCCGTGGTGGACGCCGTAACGTCAGCCAGCGCAACGAACTGATACAACGAGCCAGTCGACTCACGGGTCTGCGGATTGACGGCGTAGACATCAGCAATCGTGAACACGTCGCCAGCCTTGATGACCGTCGAACCGAGGCCCGTCAGGACAACGGTGGTCGAACCTTCAGTCGTGACCGAGGCGCTGACCGTCACGGTGCCGGTGCGCGAACCAGTCGTGAACTGCTTGATCGACTGAGACATATTCAGCTCTTCATAGCCGAGGATGCCTTCACCAAAAATGCCGCTCTTGAACTGCTTCGAAATGGTCGAAACCGGGTTGAACAGGCCCTTCATGCCTTCGATCAGCGCGGCGTTCGCAGCCGGGTTGACCGTGGCATAGCGCGGCGACATGACCGCAGCGTTCTCGTTGAGCTTCTGCTGCGCCTGGAGCAGAACCAGCGAGGTGGCCGGGGTCGTGCCGGGCGTGCCAACCGAGTTGCCGATATATTTGAAGCTGTTAGCGACATCGGCGTCAATGGACGAAGCAAGCTGCGAAATACGCGGCTTCAGCACACGTTCCGCGAAGTCGTCCAACTGCATCGTCAGTTCGGCGGTCG